CTTTCACAAAATCGCCCTGCTCAAAACCGTACTTTTTCAAATACTCCCCTTTGATGTTTATGGCGTTTGTGTATTTGTTCCCTTGTGCAGCCCTGCACACTGTTAGAAGCTTTTCCATTTTTCTTCAATTATGAATTATGCATTAATTTAAACTGTAACGGTCGGTTAATACTTCCATTAAAGCCAAATTTTGAGGTATCAGGTTTGGAATGTCCGTTTTGCCTGGCTTGTACAATTCGGTCGCTATGTTGTAAACATCCCAAAGATTCATTATTGGCGTGTCGATTGCTTTCTCCAAATAATCTTCTGTAAACTGCGAAATTTGCGACTGTGTCAATGGGTAGCAGTTCACACCCTGTCGAAGTTCTGCGATGTCGCTGTCGTGTGCAACTCTTAACGATGTCAGTAATCCAATAAGTTGGTAAACGTCATTTTGTGTGCATCTGATTTCTTTCATCTTCTGAAGTATGCGAAAATCTGTTTCTCTGAAATTGAAAAAGTCAGCCATCCAATTTTCCACACTTTGAAACATTTCATCGTTTGAAACTTTGTCACTTCCAAAATTTTGCGTGATGCGCTCTTTGTTTAAAATACATTGATTGTGACAAATGCGAACGCATGGACCGAAAGCAATTTGGATTCCGTCCTGATGGTAGGCGATGACGATGTTCGATGTCATTTCGTGCGTTTCCTCGTCCTTGATGCGGATGGTAGTATAAACACGTCTAAGGATGTGCGCTTCGGCTGCGTTTACTCCGTGAATATCTTCAACCTGTGGCAAAATAACAACGCCCGGGTTTTGTTTGCTTCGGTTCTGTGCTGCAAAAATTTCTTCTACCTCGTAGTTTAAACCGGAATTTCGGCAAATGTCCATCACTCGGTTAATGACTTCGTAATGATATACGCCTCGTAATGGGTTGCCGTAAATATCATTTTCTTTGTGTGTGGCTTTCAGCGTGTCGAGGTCTAACACTTCGATGTTGTTTTTTTGAAAATCAAAAGTTGTATTCATGGTTATTTATTGTTTTGAGGGTTGTAAACTTGTAAATCAGAAAATAAGGCTATCAAAGGAAAATATTTAATTTCCTTTTCCGTTCCGTTCTCGGTGATGGTTTTAGTGGTTTGCTTTCCCCACAAATAAACGGCTTTCTCTCCTCGTTTAACATGCATTCCAATTTTTTCCCATTGGTCAAAGGTTTTAAACTCCCTTTTTTCTCCATGCGAATAAACGGACTTTAACCCATCGTTAACGGTTTTATATACTCCCTCGTTTACAAGGTTTTTAACTGCTTGCGAAATTGCTTTGATTTCGGCTCTCTTTTCTTTGATATTCGATGTATTATTCATACTTTTGTGATGCTTAAAAAATTAAATACTTTTGTGTTTGATTTATCCCCTTACCGCTTGCCCGTGGTAAGGGGATTTTTTTTGTTAGGCGATTTCTCGCATTTCCTTTTCAACCTGTGCGATGGCTTCTGAAAATTCCGCTTTCCAAAATTCAATCAGTTGCCCGATGGTCTTGGGGCTGTTGCTTTCAAAAACTTCTCCCTGTGCATCTTTGATGATGGCTGATGCTGTATCTCCATCGTGAGAGATAGAAAAATTCTCTACTCGTCTGCGTTTTTCGGCTAACCTGTCCCATTTGGCAGTTAGTCGGCTTAATACTTCGCTTTTGCGTTTGATGTCCTCGATGCTCTGGATTGGCTTTGCTTCGATGGCTGGTGTTGGTTCTGCTGTCTGTTCGACTTGGGGTTCTGCTTGTGCTTCTGGTGCGATGGTTTCGCTCGATGTGTCCTCTGCACTTGCTTTGAAGTTAATCACTTTTTCCGATGCTTCTTCGGTGTTCGGCTTTACCACTAAAAAATGAGATGACATAAAATCATCACTTTGCACTTTGCGTGCTGTTGAGTTTTTGCTCATTGCTTAAAAAATTAAATGTTAATAATATACGTGAGAGAATTGCCTTTCCCCCTTTCGCTCTGCTAAATTACACAAAATAAACGAATTGACAAAATATAATATATTTAAAATCAGCATATTATCAATATATCAGTATTAAAACAATCATATTTACATGCTGATTTCAATCCTATTTAATCAAAAAAACTTTTTAATCTTGGAAGATAAAATTTTCAAAATAATTTTATAAATCGCATCTATTTACGTTAAAAATCAAAAATCAAACTATTCCAGTAAAAATATGTTAAAGTTTTGCGTAAAAATTTAATAATCAAAATAATTAAGGGGTGTATGAGGGGAATTTTTTCCACTCTCTGTTTGTAAGAACCACGCACCGCCCTGAAAAAAACTTGCGTCTGCATATTATTTTTTCATGTAATATGCTACGAGCGCACGAATTTAACAAAAACGCCCCCTATACTCGATCGCCCGCACGTGGGCGTCCGACATAAAAAAAGGTTGACAAACTTGTCAACCTTTCAATTAATAATCTTTACCTATGAATATAGCACCGTAGGACTCTTCGTAAGGTTCTTTATAATAGAAGTTACATCCTAAGAACAACGTATCCCAGGCATCTGTAACGTGTGTCTTATGTTCATCAGGTGCATCAGGTGTATCGGGTAAGTGTTCAGGTGTCTTATCTTTTTCAAATCCATTCTTACCCTGACGTATGCCTGTTTGTTCCATGGCTATCTTCAGGAACTCATTGTGAATCATATTGAAGCGTGGAGTGAGCATTTCAGGATCATACTTCAATGCCTTATCAATTTGTAAATGCTTCCAATCATGCCCTGGTGATTGACCAATGTAGACATCAGTAACATTGAATCTATTCTTTTGTAGCACTGATATAACAGTATCACGATAACTATCATTGGTTGTACCTGTTGACCATGTGAATGTATGGTCATAATAGAATATAACTTCTTTCTTAAGCATGGGTGCATAGTAATCACAGAACATCTGTACTACATCTTGAAGTTTTCCGGGTGTCTTAATAAAGAATGACTTGAGTGTCATCAATTCCCTTGTTTCTGAATTAACCTGACCAACACAGACAGTTGATATGGCAGCATTACTATCACAACCAATATACAATGGCTTCTTAAAGTCTAAGTCACCATCGCCCAGACAACCGGCAGTAGTGAGTTTCTTCCAATCAGTTCCCATATTCTGCATCTTGCCATTATCACCTGGCATGTAGAAGTGATCATCGTCCAGTGCAGAATAGAATCCATTAGGAACTCGGAATAAACGCTCATTAAGGAATGCAGTACGCCATATCAATGCCGGAGAATCACGTTGCATTTGCCATATATAGTCTTTACCTACTACCTCCATATTGTCGAAAATATCATACTCAGCATAATAGACTGTATATTCCTTATCCTTGCCTTTCATTGGTATTTTAGGGCGTTGGAATTTACGCGCTATTGCAAGATCTTCCTCCAGTTCTGCAATCTGCCGTTTAGAATATTCAGTCTGTTCCGGCCATTTTTCAAACTGTTTTTTCTTAGCATATAAATTCCGAATGAAATTAATATGTGACTTATCCATTTCTTTTTCTTTGTCCAATATCCATTTACCCATTTTGGAAGTTGGCATATCGGTTGAATAAGTTACCCTGTGGTGAAATGGTGAGTAATCGAAGTATTGTTTATTACCACGATTTGCAGGGTTAACCTCTGACTTAATTTTATCGTAAGAAAGAAACTTTGCTTCAGGTCCAATGATCCAGTCGAGCGACATGGAGTTAGCCGACATTCCCTGGTTGAAGGAAAGCACAACCATGATTGTTCCATTCCAGAAATGGAAGCAGTTCTGCCACGCGTCACGCAATGGCATTCGTTTGGGCAGTTTAAAATTTTTATCTGCAGGAGCACGGCGACCAACAAAATAGTGAACACCTTCCACGTAACCCCACGAAGAAAGTGCATGACAAATAGCGGGTAAGGTATTTCCCCAGGCTTTGGAATAAGTGGGAGAAAGTAAAGCACCGGTAGAACCGGGCATCGACCAAACATTCTGAAGTATTGCCCTGGCATCTATCCCCTCAGATTTCCCTGTTCCGCGTGAGGCAATATAATATTCATTATTGGCCGAAATAGCCATTGCATCGTTTTGCGCCTTATTGAAGAACTTTTTGATACATTCTTCATGCTTATGCAGCTGCGCCGGATCAGGTTGTTGATAGTTCATATTATTCTGTAATTATTGCTTCAGTAGCTTTTTTATTCATATCTCTTTTGAATAGTGCCCTGAATGCTTTACGCTCTTCTTCCAGGTTTTCAATTGGTTCCATATTCTCAAGCAAAGTGATATCATCGCTAGGCTCGAATGATGGTGGAATCATTTGAGTCCAGTCAAAATCTTCATCCTCTTTATCACACCGTGTATATTTTCCAATTTTATCCAAACAAGCTGCCATACCTTTGGCATCCTTTGCAGCTTTGGCAATTTCGAAACCCTCTTTAGCTCCTTCGATAATCATAAATCGGTACCAGGTCTTTGAAGCCAATGGAAAGTTTCCAACCATTTTCTTAATAGCTGCTACGTCATTGTAAGCCTGTGATTGACTAACTTTAATACAAGTTCCACCACAACCATTCATCAGGAAAGTAACCAGATCATTATCCGGAGTAGTTGGATTAGCCATTAAGGTGGAAAC